CTCCACCGGCCGTCACAAACGTCACTGCCCATTCGTAGGTGCCGTTGAGATTTCCTGCCGTTGCATTGAGCGCAACTGTCGGAGCGGAGGGGTCGCCCGGGCTAGGAATCGTTCCATCGTCTGTCGTCACGAAGAAAATTACATCAAGCCCACCGCCCGGATCGTAACCAACCTCTGAGCCGCTAGGAACGAATGTACCTGCCGAGCCTTCAAAGGTCAGTGTGCCAGTGGAAATTTCACCGACACCCGGCTGTAGACCAAACTGAGCGCCGTGCAAAAGCAGCGCGTCATAGCTCGCCGTCTGAATGAACATGTCTTCCAGAAGCAACTGATGCGCGAGGTAGAGATTTTCAAGCTGCCCACCTTCGATTTGAAATACGATGGTGAGCACACCATCTTCGCCTGTGTAGGCATCTGGAATCGCAGCGACTAGAGCTGCGATCATGTCCGCCACGATTTCATCGCGTGTGCGATAGATCGTGGTGTCAACGATTGGCATTACGCGCTCCCCTCTTGAATTACAACTTCAAGTTGCTGTTCATTTTCATCGCTTGGTGAAATCGTCTCGTCTGTGACTTGGTAGCTGATGATGAGAATTAGCGCACTTCCATTCATCGAGACAGCTACTTCGTCAATCTGAATTTCCGAAATATCTCGTAGCGCCTCACGCACGTAGGCATCGGCTTGCACCATTGCCGTTTGCGGAGTCATGCTTGCGAGCTTGTAGAGCTGGCTGCCGAAGCTTCCGTCTTCGTCATAGACCCACGAGCCACGTTGTAGCTTCAGCCGAACCAGCATTCGCTGCTCGATCAAATCAACGCCTGAAATTCCACTCAGATCAGCCGACGCAGAGAACACAACGTCGCCAGGAGTGAAGATCAGGTCGCCTGCTGGTGAAATTGCAATGTCCCAGCTCATGTGCGCCTTTCGTTTTCGGGAAGTACCCAATTGCGACCCTGAATTTTCCCAAGGCAACGAGGAAGACTCTGCTCACCCATTTCAAGTACGACCAGCACCGTATCGCCAACATCGGGAACGGCAGGAGAGATGGTCGTCTTCTTTGGGTTGACCGTTCCGCTGGAATTGGTGTCGTAATATTTCACTTCGTAGTCAAACCCCACAATCGGGATCGGCTGGTTGCCGAACTGAGACAGCCACACGAGCTTCTTGGTCACGTCTCTTTTCACTACCTTGTCGCTTATGAAATTTCTTCGACCACCTGTAACCTGTGTTGACACCTTTTCAACAAGCGCTCGGATGGAAGCCCATTCGCCTTCGCTAATCACTAGAAGTAACTCCTGTATCCGAGAATGTCACTGCGGTATTTCACCGGCTGGAAAAGTGGGCCGGGATCACTGCCCAGCTCACAAACCAGTCCGCCGCCGACGTACACAGCAACGTGCGCCGGGGATGTGTAGAACACTAGATCACCCGGCTGCAACTGAGCGGCTGTAATTCTCTTTCCGTGCGCGAGCATGGTTGATGTATTTCCCGATCCGTTGTAGCTTTCACCGTTGGGGTCAGGTGCGCCAGCGGCCTTGTAGCACCACGTCGCAAATTGTGAGCAATCCGCTTCGCCAGGGAAATTCGGCGGCGGGTTCATGTCTTTCATCGGCCGTGTCTGCCGGTAGTGAATCGCTGACCTATTGTACCAGCCCCAATAAGCAGCGTATTGAATTGCTTTCCGCCGACCAGTGGTACCTTTCGTATTGAAATTGTTGAAGAAGGTGTGAATCTGTCCGGCCGTGGGAAGCCCTGCCGGACTGCCATTGTCGTTCAAGGCAGGGCTTGTCCAGCCCTCCTTAGACGCCTGAGAGCCAGCCTGAAGCGCTGCCGTCACCTGAGCCAAGTAACCCGGGTCTTTCGTTACAGCCTTTCTCACGGCCTCGGCGTAAGACGAGACGTGCTTGTGCGCAGCGTAATACGAAAGCGCCCCTTGGACGCCTCTGTTGTACGCATCGACCGCGATCCAAATGTCAATGTCGCGCGCAGCATGCGTGCCCTGAACGCAGGTGTGTAATGACTTGGCCGCGATCATGATGTTGAATTCAGGATGCCAGCGCCCGCCGGAATACTGATTTCGCTTTCCAGCGCCCATCAGATCATCGGCCTCGTGCTTAATTCCTATGGACGTAAGCTGCATTGGCCCAACACCGAACTGACGTGAAATTCCATACACGCCCGGTTCATTGGCGAACATTTGCTCCCACTCTTGACGAGACAGCACCCCCGGTGTGCCCGGTGGAATTCCAGGGTTAGGAAGATTGGTAGGCGGTACAAAAGGATGCCAAATCACGCCGTCCGGCCCTGGCCCTCCATTTTCACGCTCATTCTGAAATCCTGTTTCAACATGCCCAATCCCCATTAGGCAAGCGAGGAAGAGCGCGTAGCTCATGTTGCCGTGGTATTTCTTCGCCGCCTTGACAAAGAAGTCACCCCAACCCTTAGGCATTCCATCAATTTCAAGAGAACCAGCACCAGCCGTGCTACCAGCGCCTCCACCGCCCGTGTTCAATTTCGGTGCGGTAGGAACGCGAGCACTGACTGCCATCTGCTTCTCACGAAGTCGTACCTCTTGCACGAAACCATCCGGCCCGCCCTGAATTCGTGAGCCGACCACGAAGTATTGATCGAGCAGATCAATGTCCTTGATGTAGAGACGTGCAATTTCATTCTGCCGGATTACGAAACCGGGATCAGGCACAGTCACACGAAGCTCGACTGAACCAATTTTGCCCTCGAAAATTTCCTCCCACGCAGCACGCTTCGCTGCGTTCGGTGTGCGTGACGTGGTATCTAGCATCACCTTGCGCGGTCGCTTCTTCCACTTTTTCATGGTGGGATCATTTGCAGTGACGTTGAAGCCTGTATTTCCGCGCGAGCCGTAAACGACTACCTCTTCGATCCGACCCTGAGTGGACTTCGTAGCCACCACAGAAATTACAGGGATAATCATGTTCTGAACGTGCGCCCCATCACCGGCCTTTCTGTCACCGAGGTAGTAAAGCGGGTCAGCACTGTAATTCAACTTATTACCGATCAACGTACCGTCAGGCAGAGTCCACAGCCACATCTTCTCCTGCCGATAGAGCCGATACCAAAAGTCCCAATATGACTCGGAGCCATCGGTGTATTGCATCTTCTTGACGATGCCGGTACGAGACAATTGCGTTTTGTGAAATCCGATGTCATGCGCTTGCTTCCTGACGATTGACCACGCACGGCTCTTTGCCCAGCGATGAGGCAGCACTGTGGAATCTGTCGCCAGCGATGAAAGGTCACGGCCCACCAAATTCCAGATTCCCTGTTCGCTGTATTCAGCCGTATCTGCAATTCCAGTGAGCATGTAGCTCAAACCTTCGCGTCCGACCCCATAGAGCTGAACACGAATTTCATTATCCCTTTTCAGGAAGGCCAAATAGTCGCCGTCAGGATCACCAATGTCGATCTGCCACGAATCAGCGTCATTGTCCAACGCCGTATCGATGAAATAGTCTTCCAGCGATGTAATTGACAAAGGCCGGTAGCCCTTACCATTCCATCGCGTAGTTACGACGGCGTGAACCTTCTGAATGTTCGGGTGAAGATCAGGCAGCGGTGGTTTGTACGGCATGAAGTGCGTCCTCCAACATCGATGAATCAACCATCAGATCGAATTGATCGAATTTCTCTTTGTGCGTTGACTTAGGGTGCTTCTTCTCCCAGCTCTTGTATTCCACAATCGCCCGCATGTGCTGTTGCTTCCGTTTGGATTTCTTTTGCGGCATGACCCCTCCTCAGTAGGAGAATTTCGTTCCTAGAGGCCAACGGAAAGTCGGAATTTTGTGTTGAGGGATGTTCGGATGATTCTTCTTCCATCGGTTGAGTTGCCCCTGGTTGAGCCGCACGAGTCTTGGCCATGCGTCCGCATCCTTGTAGACCTTCTTCGCAATTGCACGAAGCGTGCGCGTTCCATGCTTGACCGTGAAGACTCGCGCTGGCTTTCCCTTCGGCTTCGTCTTCGATCCGGGGTTGGCTGGCGGAATGGAATTCGTTGGATCGTTGACATGCTTTCGCGTTCCGATCCGAACGAAGGTCACTGTGTAATCAATCGAGTGTGAACGGTCTTCGGCGTCATGGTTGAAACTCCACGTCTCCGGTAGAACAAACTGCTCCTGCTCAAACACCCCAGGAACCCACAGGATCAATCCTGCGGCCTTCTGAGGGCTTCGCACCATCGTTCGTAGGTCTTTCATGTTCTGGACGCTAGAGAGGCCAGGAAACGTCCCTGAGAGCGTAATGCGAGATTCGTCAAAATGGACGGTCGCACCGTCTGACTCCGCATCACCGATGTAATTATGAATCCCAAGTGCAGCTTGCCCCTGCTCTTGGAATCCTTCCGGGCCTACCGGAAATACATAGATGTTCGAGCCGTTTGAAATGTACGGTCGTGCATGTACCCACTGACCTGACGAATGGTGCCCCGGGGACTTGACTGTACCCGGCCTAAGCAGGTACTTGGCCGGATCAATTCCAACGCCGGGATACCAGTAGTCGTTCTCGTGAATTACACCGGGTTGAGCCATTATTTCGTCCTCACTGTCTTACCAGCTCGCCCGCGATGCGACGGATGCTTGCCGCCGCTCCACAGGCCCACAGGGACATGAACTTTCTCTCTTGTCCTTCGTCCAGTGTTCGGATCGGTAATGTCGATGGTCAAATTCACATCTGCTGCGCCTCGCAAGAAGGACTCGATCCCTGTTGCGTTCGGGAAGAATTTCTGTGCCCGCTGCAATCGACTTATGTGGTCATTCATTCCATGCCGGTTAATCAGGTTGAGCGAAAGCAAATTCTCCCAACCAGGATTTCTTCTATGCGTGTTGGGGTTCATCTTTCCCGGCCACCACATCGGAAGATCAACGATTCCCGGAATTTCAGCTCCAAGCCCTTCAAGTCCTGCTGCTCCCTTACCAAGCAAACCCGGAATTCTGTCGCCCCATCTTGCAAGCGCTCCGACCCCGGCTGCCCCCGCTATCTTTTTCACGAAGCCAAAAACTCCACCGCCGCCCTTGTTAGGTACAGGATCAGTAAGGGGATTTGCTCCACCGAACAATTGACCGACCACGACAACGTACATCGGATTCTGTGGCGAAGCTCCCATGATTGTGCTGCCTGCCATTGCTGACTCGATAGCACGCCCCTTTACGAAGGCATTGCCACCAGCCCCGCTGAATTTCCCAAGGATGCCAGGAAGCGGCACACGAGCGAAGCGCGCTACTCCCATCGCAGCAAGGAAGCCGACACCAGCTCGTGCAACGTCTGTAGTTCCTCGCTGATGCTTCTGCAAGAAACCACTCGCGCCGATGATGTCACCACTCGCAATGTTGAAGAGCGGATTGAACCCTCGTGCAATTTCAATTCCAGCGTTGTGCAGAGCTACAGCCGCATCCTGCATCTTCGCGTTACGTCTGAAATCTGCGGCTGCTGCTGCGACCTTCTTCGCCTGCTCCGAGTTCGTGCTTTGAACCTTCGTGTAATCGTTCAAGTCCTGAGCGATGGACTGCACATCTCCACGCTGTTGCAACTGAGAGGCAAGGATGATCGCCGCTCTGATTCCGTGAATTCTCGGGATCATCGTTCGCAGCTTCGTCAACTCGCTTGCTGGAATTCCAGGAAGAGTGTTCGTCTCATCGAGCGTTGCGTCTGGAATTGCGGCGAGTCGCTGTTGCTCCGTCTTGGACACCGGAGAGATGTGATGTAGAAGCTGCATCACCGAAGAGAAAATTCCCTTCTGAGAAACAGACGTTGATGTAATTCCAATTCCAGCCAGAGCATCCTTCGCTTTACCCGTCGGCTGTGCAATTGACTGAAGCAGATACGTCAGTCCGCGCATACCCGTTGCTGCGGGCATACCAGTCATGAGCACGCCCTGAGTCAGTGCCATCATCTGAGCCTGCCTCGTGGCCGGGTCAGTCTGCTTACCCGGTGCGAGCTGGAACATCGAAGCGAGTCCCGGCATCGCTTGTGCAATTGTCGTTCCCGCTCCGGTACCACCAGGGACAACGCCGATGAGCCACTGGAACATTCGTGAAAATTGTCCGACCGATGTGGGATCGACTTTGCGGCCGAACGCAATCTGCATTGTCGTTGCGGCCTGAGTTACATCCTCCATCGATGCTTGTGAAATTTTCGCAGCGATACCAATGTCGGTGAGCATCTGTGGTAACTGCGAAGCTTTCACGTTCTGCACCGTTGAAAGGAAATTGATCGAAGCATCGTTCACGTCGCTCAGCGGCGTAACCGTCTGCTGCGAAGTATCCATCAGCCCCGTAAGAAGCTGACCCATCTGCGTATCTGAAAATTGCGTTCCCTGACCGATTGCAGTGAGAGCCTGCATCTGGCCGAGCTGAGTGTTGACCGCTGACAAATCGCTGACCATTCGTTGAAGACCGAAGATCGCAGTACCAGCAATTGCATAACGGATGGTCGTGCCGATGGCCCGCCACTGGTTATTCAAGCGGCTGGACATTTCAGTATTTTGGTTGATCGCCTGACCCACCCGGCCGAAGCCGGAAGCGTAGGAGTTCAACTGCGATACAACATTCCCTCCGGTGGCCCGGAAAGTAGTCGTAATGACATTTTCAATCTGGCTCATGCCCGTCCTCGACTAGCTCCCACTTTCCGCCTGAGTAGCTTGGCGGACTGCCAGGAAATTGCAGGTCAACGTCTTCCACGGCACCGTCTCGTCCCGGGCGGTAGATTTTGTCCTGAATTTCCTTTGGAAGATCATCTTCCCCAACGCCTCCGTTAAGCGGTTGGTAACAGACTTCACACAGCTCTTGGTCGAATTTCTTTAGGCATCCGATGTGGGTTCGCTCTCGTCGTTCGTCTTGGTCTGCGAGCTGGTTGAGAACAGTCCAGGTGAGTTGGCCTGCTGTAGCAGCGGCGAAATTCTCGAAAGGAAACGCTTTGCTGCGTACCATGCAGAGCCAGAGAGAGCGTTCCAGTCCATTCTCTCGCAGGCTTTTTTTAGTGCTTCAAACTCCTCAGGTGGAATTCCATCGAGGGACGGAGATGAGGAGTGAATCATCTCGTTGTAAACGTCAATTGCATGATCGATGTCAGCTACTTCCAGACCTTCATTCAGCTCTTCGACATTTTCGTAGATGCGCTGAGACAAGTCTGACTCTTCACGGATGGCCCGGACAAGAATTTCCTCAGCCTGCACACGATCCTTGACCTGAACGCCCGCAAGATCATCCGGGATGTGAAGCTGTTGTACCTTCTCAAGCGCATTCCTGTAATCCGCCTCGGTCAGAGGTACGACTGCTAGACGAATTTCAGGATCACTCGGAAGTTGAATGTAGTCACACGTAGCCTGACCCAACCGCATGCGGTCAAGACGACGCTGCTTGATTTTTTCACCCGTGCTCAACGTCGCTGTTTCCATTACTGCCATAGCCACTTAGCTCCTTATGTTGCGCGACAATTTGTTCGAGCTGCCGCATTTCAGAAACACACGTCCACTGAATCGGTAGCGCGTAGAAAACTCTCTTGCACTTCTGACACACACATCGAATTACAAACTCCGACAATGGGCCTGTCCCTCCTGACTCTTCCACACTGACAACCGGGTTGATTGTCTCGCAGTGCGGACAGACAGGAGGGGCAGTCTCCACCTGAATTACCGGGTCTTCACCCAGCTTCTCGATGCCGGAAGCGATCCGTTCGAGAATTTCGTTCGTGTCGCTCACGACACAGGTGCCGCGTAACCCGGAATGCTGACATCTGCATCCAGCGTGACCTGATCGAGAGTAGACCGGATTGAAATTCTCGTCCAGTTGCACCCTCGATAGGTAACGACTGTATTGCCACGCTTCGTCTGAATGTCGAAATCCCTCATCTGCTTCAGAAGGCTCTCGTCATTCATCTTGCTCGCAACGCCGTCTTTCAGAAGGATGCAAGTGAAGCTCACCGTTCCCTCGTCAGCCGGACGAACGCGCCGAAGCACAGGGCCATCTGTACCGAACGCACCCTGATAGGCAACCTCCTGCCGAATTTCCTCGGACATTTCTTGCGTAGCCGCAAAATCCTTGCCTGCGGCGAAAGAAATTCCCAAGTCTACAGCAGTCATTCCCTGTAGCCATGCCACGGTTTACTTCCTCCTTTTGCGCTTGGTATTGGACGTGCCGTATGAAGACCGGCCCTTGTTTCGCTTCAACCGGCGATCTGCTCTCGTCCCTCTTTTCACTTTCGCCATGACTAAATCGGGATCGTGAGATTGCCTGCAACCTGCACGGTGGAAATTCCACGTACAACCGTGCCCTGGTAGCCGATGATGACCTGACGCATATCGCTCGACGGAGTTACTGAAACTCCGTAGCCAGTCGTACCGTCCGGCTGGACAATCGGAGTGATCCAAGCATTACGCTCCTGAAGCAGAGCTTCAATGCCCGACTGAATCCGCGACCGCGTTGCGTCCGTGTTTCCGAGGCGAAGGAAATTGTTGCTAAGGATGTAATCCTTCACATCAAGGAACACCTGATCGACAATTACACGAGTGTAGAAGTTGTCGAAGGTTGCGTTTGCGAGGTACGCCGTGCGAATGTGCGTAGTTGAAACTCCACCAGCAACCCGCGAAGGCTGAAGTGGCGAGACACCGCCCTGTAGCAAGTCCTCGTAGTCGTCAACTGCAACGCCCGCAGTCACACGACGCATGAAGATCGGACGGCCTGCCGTATCCGTCTCAATTCCCGTAAGAAGCGGAAGCGGCCATAGATCAAGGTCGTTCGACGGATCAGCGTTCTTGGCAATTTCAGCAGCAAGCACTGCCGCTGCGTAATTACCATTCTGAAGATTGCCGTCACCATCGAACACACCCGGGCCGGTAAGAACGAACCGATCAGCGTCATTCGGAGAAATTGCCGCTGCCGCTGCGATCAAGCCAGCCTTATTGGTGCCCGAAGGCATTCCTGCAATTGCAACCTGCTTGTTGTAAACGAGGTCTGCGTTCGATGCTGAAGTTGCCAGCGCTACAAGATCGGCCTGCACAGTCGATCCCGTAAGCCGAAGACGAACATCTTCATTGGCCTCGAAAATTTCCCATGCAGTCTTACGCTGAGCAAGCGTAGGAGTCGAACCCTTTGCCGAAGCAACTGCCATTACAGGGCCAGCTCCACGGTCGAGAATTGCCCTGATGAGCGTAGAGAGTGACGAAGCCACTCCGAACGTCGTCAAAGCCTGATCCACCCGTGAAATTACATACGGGGTATCGATGACACCAGTGCCATCGTTGTCCATCTGCCCTTCAAGCCCGATAGGCAGAAAGACGGTCGCCGTCTGACGCGGGGTAAGCGTTGAAGCGTCAATTACGGTCGGGTCAAGCAACAAACTGGACACTGCTTCCTCCTTATCCGAGAATCGTTATGTCGGGAACTTGCGTGTGGTCTTCGATTGTTGGAATTGGACTTGCCATCGAAAGCGGAGTACGGCTGAAGACACGAATTTCAAGCTGACAGTTGACCATCCGGTACAGCGCCTTCTGATCGTTCTCGCTCGTATCGATCAAGAACCTCCCTCCTGAAAAGTCAGTAATTTCAAGTACGCCGTCGTCGTTGTCGCTGAACTCGCGTAGCCGCTCGATGCCTCCGTTGTTGCGACCGAACAGGAATTCCAACATCTGACGTGCCCTAGCACGCTGCGTTGTTCCTCCTGATCGATCACTGGCCCAAATTCCAACATCCCACAGAAGCTTGTGAACACTCGCATACTGCGGAGTAATCGTTTCGTCGGTTGCGTTGTAATTGTCTGCGAACATCCCATCGCCCAAACCGACCGGCTTGGAATCGATGTCGTCAAGTTCAAAGTGAATTACCGTTTTCTTCAGCGGCAAGAGTCCCTGATCGATGACAGCACCGGGGAATTCCATAATTACCTCAAAAACCCCAGTGTTGATGAACGCCTCCACGTAGTCCTTCAGGACACGAGACGTAGACAGCATGAAATTCTCAGGGTCGTAAACTTCAGTCACGGCAATCGCCTCCCCATCAACGGCCCGGTGAACGAACCCATCCTCGGTGACTGGACGATCTGCGTAAAGCCAAAGCCATGTCCCTTGTAGACAAAAATTTCAGACCAAATCCGGTGGAACGCTTGTGTGCTCGCCATGTAATCGAGCGTCTGCTTCAACGAGAGCCTTTGAATCGGCCGACGTACTCTCCTGCCGCCGCCAAGCCAGTTGATTCCGAACTCGATGAAATATGCCTCGCGCGAATCGTTGTAGAGCTGCCATCCGTTGCTGATCGGACGAATCTTCCAGCCCACGTAGTACCGTCCTGAAATTCTCCGAACAGGAACCTTCCAAGCCGCATCGCTGTTTGCCCCATACGGATCGTCCGGCCCAAATGACATCTTGCGAGCCATCCCTTGATTCACAGTCGCCATGAGCTGCGTCAAGCGCATCATGTTGGTGCGCATCTGAAATGGCACTTCTGATTCCGCCCAGCGAATTACCTCTTCGATGGCATTGATCGTTTCCTTGGTCGGCTCAATCAGACCCGGTTGACCGCGATAGCTGTATGGAGTGAACCTAGCCATTGAGAGGTACCTCCGTGAGCCGCATGCCGACTTCCCAATGATGCCTCGGGTCGCCGGTATCAGGAGCAGCGATCAAATTTCCGGCCACGACAGCGTAGAACCGTCCGTCGTATTTCAGCCAGTCCTCTCCGCTCTGCCCCCAGTTATGGAAATCGAGAAGCTTGCCGTCCCACGACTCAGGGAACATCCCAATGTGGTCGCCCGACTGAAATTCTCCGAACATCGCCGTCATGTATTCCGGCGACATGCGTGTAGCTCGCGTTGACTGCGACGGCTGTACGAACGCCCTCACGTCCATATCAACCGTGTGCGCAGGATCGGGAAGCTTCCCATTTTCATCGCAAACAGGCTGACTCGGATTGTCCTCATGCCACTGGGGATCACGGAATCCCTCAGGCGTCAGACATGGGCATGTAATTAGTGAATCCGCACGATGAAAGCGAACGGTTTGACCGTGCAGATTGAGCAGCCCTACGAAATCTTCTTTCGTTCCCACGGTTCCTTCCTCGGTTTGTAGTGCTGGGTTGCCGTACTAGGGGTCGTACTAGGAAAGCTCGATCAGTGCGCGTGAAACGTCGAACGACTTCAGTTGCCGAACACCACCGGCAACGTTAATTTCCTCAACGAGAAGGATGCGACTGTAATTGCGTCCCAGCTCGTTGTTCGCTAGCTCGATCATCTTGTCGATAGCTGCCCATGACTGAGTAGCTGTCGATCCTTGATCCATCGAGACAAGGCCAGCCGTCCACTTCTGCTGCGTGCCGCCTGTAATTAGGCGCAACGTATACGCCCTTGCGAGCGTCAGCAACGTGAGTCCGGACAAAATCTTCGGAGTTGCTTCTGACGACGGAACGGAATACGGATCGTCCACCATGAAATACTGCGACACCGCTGCTTCTGCTTCCTGTCCTGCAACAAGCGGATTGATGAGCGGGTCGCGGAGGATCGTCCTGTCCATCACTTGCGCAACGATGGTGATTGTCCCGCCCTGAATCGGAGCAGAGTACGGGGTGAAATTGCCGTTGGAATCTGCCCAACGAATGCGGAACCAATCATTCCCGCTGGTAACACCTGTCACATCTGCATCACGAATGTAATTCGGATACGTTCCAGCCGGAATTGTCGCCTTCTCCGTATAGACGCCCAACATCGAAGATGCCTCTTCAACGCGCAAAGAGATGATGTTGTCTTCGTCGGGCGGCAGAAATTCTAGGTGGACTGCTGCCATTTAGCTCACCCTTTCCAGCGTCGGCTGATCGTATTCCGTGGCCGTTAGTGCTGCGGGATTGTAACCAGTCATTGTAATTCTTGGAGTTGTCTTACCGTAGACCAAGTACCCGTGCTGTAGACCACCACTGACCGTTGATGTGGCGAAAACTCCACCATGAATTACAAACTTTCTACTGAGCTTGCCCGAGACATGCGACGTGGCAAAGACTACACCATGAAGATGACGAATTCTTGCAAGCTTTCCGGTGACTGTCGAGGCGGCGATAATTTCACCCTTAATCGGCCGCTTCATCACCGTATGGCCGGTTACGTGCGAAGTAGCTGTAATTACTCCACGGATTCCGCGCTTCGCAACAAAGTGGCCGCTGACGGTGCTCGTTGAATGAATCAGGCCAGTGAAATGCCTGATCCTGATGAGATGCCCGGACAAAGTAGAAGTCGCAGTGATAACTCCTGAAATCTTCTTCCGCGCCGTTACACGCCCTGTGACAGTCGAGGTAGCAAGGATGATCCCCCTCATCCCAAGCTTGATAACTACCCCGCTCATCGTAGACGTGGCTGAAATTGCTCCACCGATACGAGCGATCTTGCGAACCTTCCCGCTGACGGTCGATGTAGCAGTGATTGCGCCAGAAATACGACGGAGAGCTACAACCTTGCCGCTTACGGTGGACGTTGCTGAAATTGCCCCACTGATCTGCCGAAGTGCTGTCACCTTGCCACTGACTGTGGAAGTCGCGCTAATGACTCCGGTGAAGTGACGGATTCTCCCGATTGCGCCCGAACACGTAGAAGTAGCTGAAATTATCGTGGTCGGCTTGATTAGCTTCTTTGCTGTGACCGAACCACTGACGGTCGCCGTAGCTGCAACAGCCGCACCTGAAATCTTCCCGCCAATACGGATAGAACCGCTGACAATCGAAGTGGCCGCAACTGCGCCCGAAATCTTGTGAGTGGCCTTGACCGAACCCGAGACGGTCGAAGTCGCTGAAATTGCCGCTGGAACGACCGGCCTAGCCGCAATAAACGATCCTGAGACGGTTGAAGTGGCTGAGATAGCCCCTCCGACGCGATGTATGGCCGTTACAGCCCCCGAAACGGTCGAGGTAGCCGATACTGCCCCTCCGATGCGAGCGAGCTTTACAACGCGCCCTGCGACCGTGCTCGTAGCGCTGATTGCGGCCGGTGTGATGGGCCTCGCAGCGATGAAGGAGCCAGAGACGGTGCTTGTCGCTGAAATTGCACCGCTGACCTTGTGAATGGCCTTTACGCTGCCTGAGCACGTCGAGGTAGCAGCGATGGCTGCCGGGGTGATGAATTTCACACGAAGGATGGAACCGCTTACCGTACTCGTCGCAGCAATCGCTCCACCGAGGATATGAGTTGCCCTAACTGCGCCAGAGACAGTAGCCGTTGCTGAAATTGCTGCCGGGAGAATCTTCTTAACGCGGAGGATCGAACCCGACACAGTTGAGGTAGCTGCAACCGCTCCGCCAATCTTCGCAGTCTTCGCAACCGATCCGCTGACCGTTGATGTTGCTGAAATTGTGGTAGGTACAATCGGCTTGGCACGAATGACCGTACCGCTAACAGTTGAAGTAGCGGCTACTGCACCTGAAATCTTCGCGGTCTTTGCAACACTGCCTGTAACCGTGCTTGTCGCAGCAATGCTCGTAGTTGGACTGATGTTGCGAAGCCGTTGGATCGAACCTGCAACTGTAGAAGTAGCTGAAATTCCGGCAGGCGTAATTGCCTGTATCCCAGCGGAGGCGGGAAGAAGCTCAACTAAATGACGTGTGGCGAATGTCGTCATTAGAAACCTGACGCCGCCCTTGTAATTCCACAGAGAACCGGGCCTACAGTCAACGGTGCAGTAGCGAACGTTGCCGGATTTGGTAGTGCAACCGCGCCGACCGCCTGTGAAAGAATTCCACACAAGGCTGCTTGTCCGGCAGTTGGCAACACAATCCCGAACGCGGCGGTTGTAGTGCCGGAGCAATTCCAGGCGAAGTAGTAATCACCCGCGTCGAGAACGAACGGCGTTCCGGGAGTCACAAATTGCGGCGCAGACGCTCCTGACGTGACAGTCGAGCCGGTGCTGAAAATGCGTGCGCCGCTCATTGTGTAAATTCCGAAGTCGGCGTTGTTGGCAACCGTAGCACCGTTCACCCACCAAACACGCTTGACCGGGTACGGGAACGGTATTGAAATTGGCATGTAGATGGCTTGGTTGGCAACCCAAGTCATCGAAGCGGGCGGGGCAGCAGTGATGTGGAAGTGAACGTCGTTGCTGATTCCGTATTTCATCCACGGATGAATGAACTGCGGTAGAACAGCCGGGTTCGGAAAATCAGTCATACGACTGTGTTCCCTGTAATTACCCACATGAAAACGTTCGCAACATCCATCGCCGCGAACGTCGCCGTTGCCGGAAGTGCAATAGCACCGACCGATTGTTTTTGAATTCCACAAACTCGATTCAGTGCCACACTCATGCCTAGCCGGAAGAACGATGCCGTTACGTTGTCGCAGTTCATAGCGAAGTAGTACGTCCCCGGCATCAGTAGAGGACTAGCCGCACCGAGGCTGATCGCCGTTGTGAAATCTATGGTCTGTAATCCTGCCGCGCCAACCGCCGTTGACCCTTTCGTAACGAGCGCCTTTCCGTTCTCAGCATAGATGCCCATGTCAAGATTGCCCGACTGGACGGAAACACGGACGGCAGCCTTTTTCACGATCAACGGTACCTCAATCTGAAATGGCATATAGAACGCCTCGTTGATCGACGGCCAAACAGCCGCAGTTGCAACAACGTTGCACGCGAGCGCGGCTTGACCAACCACGCAACTTTTGTCGGTCAAACTGACTTTGCCGAAATTCGGATCAACAAGAACAGTCGGAAAATCGTTCATCAGGCAGCGAGCACTTCCCAATCAAAAGTGCGGCTTGTACCAAGTGTCTGCTTCAGTGTAAATCTCAACGATGCAGCATCAGTCAGCGCATTCATGATTGGTGGTGAAAGTGCCCCCATGTCATCCGCAGCTTGTGCGTCAAACCATGAACCCTTGTAGACGACTCTGAGAGTACCGCCTGTTTTGAAAATTTTGTAGATACGTAATTCCAACCCGTCGAGCGCCTGCATGACGGCCTTGTCTACGCCAAGCTGATAGACACCAGCTACCGCAATATCAAGCAGCGTATGCTCAGTGGTGACTGTTGCGACCTGTGAACCCGATCCTTTGACTGTTACGGCCACTTAATTACCTCCCTACAGGAGCGGCCATGACAACCCGAAGTAGCCACAGCCGCTCCCGTAATTTCAGCCATCAGTCCTGCGTCACCGTAATTGCATTCTGAGCCAACTGCGGCGTATCACCTGAGTTGATGGTCGTGGACGTGACGGAGCACCATGCGTATCCGTGATCGGCGGACGTGCCCAAATTTCCATCGAGGATTCCAAGGAACGTGATCGTGTTGTTCGTACCCGTTCCCGTCGAAGTCGCAAAAGACTTCGCAGCGTCCGAAGGAAATGTCTTTGAGTACGTGGTCGTTCCCGACCCCGCCGCAAAGATCGTCGTGTTGTTCGTCAGACCAAGCCGCGCGTAACTCGTGTACGCCGACTCTGAAGCTGTATTTCCAGCGAGGGTGTCATCCAACGTCGCAGCCCACAGCCCGAAGTAAATTGTCGTTGCAGCCGTGAACGCCGTCTTGCCCCAAATGGAATCTTCAAGCGCCTTCGATGAAAAGTTCGCAAGCGAACCGCTCATCATCAGGATTCGATCCTTCAGAGGGGCTTTCAGGTACTTGTCGAAGAATTTCCGAGCGTCCTTCGGCAAATTCCCCCATGCCACTTCCAGCCCAACCTTCGTCGGATGCCAGAGTGAGTTAGGAGAAATCAGCTTCACACGCTGCGGAAGAATTACCCCGCCCGGAGAGACTGCCAAGTCCATCAGTCGTCTCCCTTCGTGTATGCATCAGTGTGTCCCGTCACCTTCGCTGAAATTTTGTCGGCATGGAAGCGCAACCGAGTGTTGTTTTCAGCTTCGGCGTCGTAGTGCGGATCGTCCTCCGAAACAGTGTCATGGTGCGACTGTCCCGGTTCGCTGGAATCAGTGGTGCCATCGATCACAGCGAAATTCTCGTGATGACGGTCATTGTGCGACGGTTCATCTGCCTTGATGAAAACGTAGGAGCCATCGTGGTAAGCAACCGGCTCACCCTGATTCGGCCCTTCATCTGCGAGCAAATTTCCATACCCGTCAGCCACAAGCCGCCCTTCGTACTTCCCTTTCGCCTTGTTAGGCAATTTCCTCTCCTTTCATTCGGGGGGCTAGGTAAGTGGCAAACCCAACCCCCCGAATTTCTGGACGGCTTAGGTCGGAGACGTTGCCAGCGTGATCTTCTGCACCGAGTTAAGAAGATCGGTGTAAAGACCGCGCCTCGCTCGACCAACTTGCTGCCCTTCCACGAGACGTGAAATATCAGCAGCACCGACATCGACACGCAGGTCGTGGTGTACCAGCTCTTTCATGCGCATCCGAGGAGCGATGAAATAGCACGTACCGGCAGTGACACCCGGATACGTGAACGCTGTCACACCGTTCGTGACCGTTGCACCGTTGTAGTAGATGATCGTGTCCACGGGGACACGCCGCATTTCATTCCCCTGCGAATCGAGCACAGGAGTCAGAAGTGCATCCTCGATCTGGAACCGATCTGCCTCGTTCGCCAGAATTACAGTCGGCACACGCTGAGGCACTGCGAGAGCTGCCGTCTTGTATGCGTTCTGAAAACCTACGAGGGTGTTCGACACGAGCGTACCCGTACCGGAGACAGCCGCCGTGAGGTTGTTACCGGAGAACGTCGCAGCGATGATCGGAGAAAGATGCAAATGGTTAAGAAGGTAATTGTACGACCTTCCGAACGCACGAGCATTCATCCCGACCTGATACGACTGATCGAATTCCATCATGTCTTCCGTCCACTCAAACCCTGCGGCGTAAGTGGCAATCGGGACGAAGCTCGGTGCCCCGGCACGCGCGAGCGTACCGAAGACAACCTCTTCGCCTTCCAATTTCTGAAGGAAGACCACGTTGGCATCGAAGAGAACATCTCCACCGATCTGCACAGAACCGCCGGGGAACGGGCCATCGATCCGTTCGTAAAGCGGCTGGTAGAGAAGCGGTACGTCGGCAAGGCCCACATCAATGTCGATGCGAACCTTTTCAAGCAAGTCCATCGCACCCTGCGACGTTGTAATCATTTCCGACACGGGCTTCAGAAGCTCCACGTCAGGAAGATCCTTCTGAAATTCCGAAGGAAGACGACTCTCCATCTCGGATGCGTAGAACACTTTCACCTGATTGCCGGTGTGCGAGTGCATCACCGAAGGCGTCCAGCGACGATGCTGCTGGTCGCGTCCAGTCGAAGCGCCTGAAAAAGAACCAGGCAGCAACGGCCCGAAACGCCCGTCATGCCTGATCCGCATTTCACCGCCACGAACCTTGGTGATTTCCTTCATGGTTGGAGCCTCGGGAACGAGGACTCCTCCTTTGCTTTTTCTCACTGGAATTTCCCTCCTTCCCTTACGGCCCGATGTTCAGCACACGTACTGCTGCGTAGTTGTTCGCGTTCTTGGCTTCCTCGACCTTGGCAACCGGCGAACCAGTCACCGTTGCGGTCAGGTCGGTGTCACCACGCTTGAATCCTGCACCCGCCGTCCAGTAAAGGAAATCTCCAACGGCCGGGTTCAGTGCTACCGGAAGCAGCACGTACCAAATCCGTTCTGCGGAGAATTCCCCACCATACGACCGGACAGTATCGGCCACTGCGATCTTCGTCATGGCAATGTGGTTCCAACCATTCAGACGATACAAGTCGCCGAAATTGATGATCTGACCACCGGGAGCGGTAAACGTTGCGCCCGTAGTTGCTTTGCCATCACCTTTCAACTGTCCCATGAAATTACCCTCCTCTCCCGGCTAGTTGTCGTTGCCGCTATCACGATTTGCAATGTAATGCTCCACATCGCCCTTCGTGATTCGGCCATCCTGACCCGTGCCCTCGACCTGAGCAAGATCAACGTCCTCTTCCTCAGCAAGCTCCGTGGCACTTTCAGTCGCGTCGATTTCAGCACCGGCCTGCGGCCCAGCCGCAACGTCAGCACCATAGTCCTCTGAAATTGCAGCCGTACCGCTTTCCAGTCCTGCAAGCGGATGACCGTCTTCCAGAGTCATGAGACGTGAAGCTGCCGACGCAGGATCGGACGAACCGTACTGCGGCGGGCCGAACACCTTCGGTGTCAATTCCATGCCCTGCAACTCCTCCGAGAGATAGGGGTTGGACGAAGCGGACGGTGCCGGGAGAATTACACCCGTCGGAGACGTAGCACCAGCCGCAACCTCTGCATCCGCAGCCGCGTCCATCGCCTCCAAGTCCATGTGATCGCCTGCGGCAATCGTTTCATCCGCTGGCTTCTGTACGTGCGCTTTTCTGTTAGCCACCGAATTACCTCCTTACACCCGCGCCTTGACGCGAACGTTGGTGGTGGACATTCCCGGCTTCCACTCCTTAGTGGAATTTCGGTCGTCCTGCTCCGTCGTCGGAAGATCGGCAGGTGCGCTTTCCATCTCCGAAACGACCTTCTTCAGCGAGTCATCACCATCGATGATCGTCGTCACCATTTCCGAAACGGCTTTCTCATCGTCCTCGGAATTTCCGGTGAGCTTCACATCGCGTGACTCCATCTCGCCTACAAGGATGCGCCGCACGAGAGACTTGTCGTTCTCGTCGCCACCCTTGAACCGCTTGTCAAGCACCTTGTCGAGAATTCCATCTCTCAGGGACTTGGCCTCACTCTTCAGCTTCGTCATCGCAGCCTGAACCACGGAAATTTCATCCGAGTCATCCTTCAAACCGAGAATGGTGCGAAGCTGCGGGAGAAGATCAAGAGTCGGCTTGACTGCCGTAGCAGCGGCCTCCATCTCGCTCACCTTCGTCTCCAACGGCTTACGCGCCTCCCCTTCGATTGTCTCGACCAAACCGGGATTGTGCGCGCGAAGCTCATTGGCCTGAAGCGCAGCAATTTCCTCTGGCTTCACTGTGTCACTCCTTTCTTCCATTTCAGATGTGAGAGCGCCTGCTAGTCGCGCACTCATTCCGGCCGCTCGTGGCCGGGACAGATCGATGGACTCGATTTGAAATTTCTCTACCCGTTCTCCTTTCATGTACGGGGTGCCGGACATGAGGCCACGCCACGACACAGTTTTCACGAGGCCACGCTTCAAGTATTCGCGGGCCTTGGTTCCAGGCAACACGTATGCCTTGACTGCCATCCGTGCCTTGTCTCCTGTTTGAAGCATCTTTGCGCCGACCCACTGAAGCTGAATTTCAGGGAAGGCAAATCCATGATCGTCGGGCTTGATGTGTCCCATGTACCCGACAATCGGATCGCTCTCAGCGGCCGTATTCATTTCAGACACAACCTGCCCGAAAAGCTCTGGCCCCCAGTAGCGCTTCTGCTTTGACCAACCGGACTCGATAACGAACGTTGCGAAACGAGGATCATCGTCACCGTCGGTTACTGCGGCCAGAATTTCAGGACGCACAGTAACCATGCCGGAAGCATCGGTTGCCATCTCTGAGGCAACCGTATCGAACTCCTCGAAAATTTCCTGCTCGTCCATTACTTCCTCCGAAGAGTCTTCCCACCGAAAAGAGTGAAACGGTTCGGCGGAATTACATGCCCACGATTCTTCCGTCCCGCTGCTGCCTGCGGCTGACGATGAATCGTGACAGCGCCGGGAGCTTCCTCGGGATGGAAACTCGGGTTCGGGTTAACCGCATCCACATTTTCAGCTTCCGGTGAAAACATCGCCACAGTCGGATTCTGTGCGAACGGCGGCGGTGCAGTGGCCGACAGAAGGTTGTACGGGTCTTTCCTGAAAAGCCGCCGCACACTCTGCCGCTTGCCACCAAGAAGTCTCTTACCTGCCTGCGTTACCTGATTCTTCGTAACGACAGGGTTGTTCAGCTCCTCAGTTGTAATTCCAGGGTTGCCACGCTGAAGAGTCTTAAACGTGAACGGATCAAGAGCACGAAGTACGCGGACGCTCTTACGAACATCACTCGGCTTCTGCGTATTCGGAGTCTTGTTCGGACTCGTATTTCCGATCCTGCCCCTAGTGGGCTTTGCGTTTGCCATGAATTTCCCTCCTTACTTCCGCTTGATCCTGAATCGCCGGTTACTCGTCTGTCCGTAGTTGATGAGTTCCTTCATATGCGCAATCGCGGGCGAACGAAGAACAGTAATTCCGCCAGCACGCACACCCTGCAAAGTGGAACGAGCTACCGCTGCTCTTCCCTGTTGCTTCTGTGTCATCTATTTCTTCCTCCTCCCTAAATCCTGCGCAAGTGAATGAAAATTCCGCCCGGTGGAATTCTTACGACTCTCTTGCCACCTGACGCTCCGACATGACCACGACGGAGAAATTGTCCCTTGGTCTTCCGTGTCTTCATCATCGTTGTTACCTCCCGTGAGTCTGCCGCTTGCGCCGTCTGCCCATCGTTGCCGCCATCTGCTTAGGCGACTTGGCCCTGGGCCTTCGTCTGACGGCTGACTTTGAAATTCTCAGCTTGCGCTTTCTGCCTGCTCCTGCGCGCCTCATTCGTTCTTCCCCTGTGGCCCACCAGCAACCGGAACCGGCTGAGATGAGGATGAAGGCTGATTACCCGCTAGGGCCGCAGGCGGCGGCACAATCGCGTGTGCGGCCTCGTATGCATTGCCTTGCATCTGATCGAGGTATTCACGGATCGTCTCACGGTATGTCTCGTCAGAAATTTCACCCCGCTGAGCTGCAACTTCCAGGCCCATAATCATCTGCTGGAATGCCTGAGCCAGCACAAGACGATCATCGGGCCTGATCTGATCCCACACGACATGCGCCCTGTAGGGAATTTCACCGTAAGCAACAAGCGCCATCTTGCAGAGCTGCTGCACTGCCTTCTGGAAATTGATCCGCTTGCGAGTGATCTTCCGCAGGAACGGAACGGTCTGTGCGTTGCGGTCGCTATTAGCTGATCCTGCATCGACTCTCATGAACGCCCATTCCGGCGTCTGTGATGCAATCGCAATGCAGTCGATGAGGAAATCTGCCAGCGTCTTAGTGTCGCCCAAGACGGACTTTGCTTCCAAGAATCCTGCATCCTCTTCGGAGTTGAAGAAGATAATTTCACGTCCGCTCCAATTGACTGACGCCCCATCCTTGATCGTTCCTGTGTCCGTGTCCCATGCCTCGGGGAAATTGTTCTTGATGAACTGCCCCACATCCACTACTTTCAGTTTGATCTTCGGTGTGGAGTGATAACGGTGAGCTTGCAAGCCCTGTGCGATTACATCGTGGAAAGCATCGATGAATGGAATTACACTCTCTAGGTCTGACTGTCCGCCCTGAAGAGATGAGTCCCATTCGTTCCAGACTTCCAACACTGGCACGAAGCCCCACTTGTTAGTGCTCTCCATGTCGGTAAGCCACGAGCTTGTGTTCTGATCGTAGAAGCGATATTTGCCCTTTGTAATTACCTCTACGACATCGTGCTCTTCCTCTTGCGCCTCCAAGCCCTGTGTCAAATCGGCTGGCTCCGTAACGAGCACCATGCGATGAAGAATCTGCACTTGCTCAATTACATTCTTGTTCCGAAGCGAGTATTGAATGTCCACGCGCTCCGGTGCAAGACACTCGATCTGATAATGTGTTGCTTCCTCCAACGTCATCAACGGATCAAGGATGTCAGGCTGGCGCAGTCTGACAATTACCTTTGAGTCACGGATCGAAGACTTGAACATCTCCTGTAGATCGGCAGCCCAGTAATCCGTGATGCACTCATTCAAATGTTCCTCCAACGTATCGTCTTCCAGTCGAATGGTTGGAATTCCAATGAAGGACACCTGAAGATCGACAATCGGTTTGGCGAAAGCAGCACCAAGCCTGTTGTCTCCGGAATTTCTGTAGAGCTGACGGCACAGGTCGTAGTTGACAACCGTTCCTTCAGCCGCAGGATGAGTCTTGGGCCAGAACGTATTGCCAATTACACGGAACGACGAGCGGATTCCAGCGAAACTGAAAAAGCTGAACAACGACGATGAAACAACCTGCTCGCTGATGACTCTAAGCGGGTTACGCATCTTCACCCTCCTCGACTTCCGCCATTTCAGTTGAAGCCGCTAGGAGAGATTCCAGGCGCTCCACGAGCTGTGCTGCTTCCTCTTGCACTTCGGGACTTGCCTCGCGTAGACGATCTACAAGGCCGTCGTCGGTAACTGTAATTTGATCCTCGTTGACGTTGTGCCGCTCCTGCTTGGATGCCTTCGGCAATCCGGCGCGGTCAAGAACTTCCGCCGCAGCCTGAAGCACGAGTTTGTCGTCACCGGAGGAACGCATTACGTCCACGATGGCCTGCACTGCCTCGATCATGTAGCCCTCTAGCAAGTCCATCGCTGCCGCAGGCAATTTCGATCTGAGAAGCGTTAGCTTTTCAGTGACTTCGGGAGCTGCAAGAATATCCGCGATCTGATTACGTGAAATTCCAATCGCCCTAGCCATCTGAGTGTTGTTGTACCCAGCCAGCTTCATCACGAGCACCATGTCAATTACGTGATCGACTTCACCGGGCAGAAGCTTGCGCGTTTTCAGAACGTCCTGCTTGTACCTACGACGGACGCGCTTGACTTCGTTCTTCTTGGCCGCAGCTCTTGCGTTAGGGGTTGAAGCTCTGCGCTCAGTCATTACATCACGTTCCTGTTTAGGAAATTGCTGACAGAAGGCGGCACCATCAAGGAAGGCTGTTGCTGCGCGGCAACAGTGGCAAACATTCCAGCGTGATGCCAATGGTCGGGGTTCCGGTTCTTTGCCCAACGTGAAACGATTGTGCCCTTCGTATTTTCCTCTTCCAGCCTTACCATCTGCGTGAGCTGGTGATAGAGGCCGTTGTAATCCTTGTTCGGCATGTTCTCGCCCAAGTCTCGGGCATCAACAGGAAGCCATGCATTGCCGTTGATGAAATCTTGGATGAAGGTGTCAAGTGCCATCGACTTGTCGATGTTGACTCGTCCAGCCTCTCCAACCTTAACCGGATGAAATACCGCCATCTCCGAAGCCTGCATTCGATCCTCAGAGAAACCGACACGGAGCTTGCCGTGGTATTTCAATGCAAGGTCAGCGGCCAGCTTTTTCTCCGGGTGAGCATCGATCACTCCTGACCACTGCACGAGGCCCGAAAGGAAATCATCAAGGTCGCTCCATTTCGTCAAGAGCTTCATATTCCACAGGAGCTTCTGACCACCACGAGCGAAGTGCCAGCACCAAACGTGAATTTTCGTTCCCACGTCGATCCCGACGCTGACCCACGAATTTGGAATTCCGCCCATCGTGTAGCCCTTCATGCGGCACTTGTCCAACAGCTCCGGTGTCAGCTTGTCTCCGGGTGCCGCATAGGGCCGACCCATGTTCAGGTTCCAGAAGGATTTGAATTTCCTCGCTTCGCGCTGCCCAGCGAAGTAGTCGTTCATGATTTCGCTGAGCTGCTGCGTCGGTGAATTCAGTTGCGAAATGTGGTAACCCCTGATTTCACCCTGAAGGTTAAACGGACTCCAACGGCCTAGCGCATTCAGTCCCGGTCTTTCCTCGTCTGAAATTGCCCGCTTGCAAAACGTGCATTCAAGGACGGTGGAAAACGCATCGTCCCCAAGCTTGACATTACTGTAGTCAAGGGCTGGGTCATTGAAATTGAGAACTTGGAATCTGTTGCAACCAGGGCAGGGAACTTCCCATCGGTGTTGGTCTGAAATGGCCCAGGCGTCGTCAGCGTAAACTCCGTAACCTTCCACGGTAGGCGTCGAGAGCACAAGCATCTGACGAATTTTCGAGCCGTCCATGCGATGCCGTGCGTCTTCAAGGTGTTCATCAACCATGCGGTCACGCTCGTCCCAAATTTCAAAGTCCACGGGGAACTCTTGCAGCTCGCGCTGGATGTTTGTACCTCGTACATAGAAATTCACCCCGTCCGAAGTCTGCTTGTGCAAGCGGTTGTCTACCGAGGAGAACCGACCGTCGAGCAGAGGGTTCATGTCGATGATCGGATCAATGCGCCCCTGGACGAATGGAATTGCACCTGTCTTTAGCGGCAAGAGGTAGAGGCCGTTCCACTTGCGCTCCAAGACGTTGTGCAATGTGCGCGTGAGAGCCGTCACGGTCAGCCTCATCTGAGCACCCTTTGGAATTACAATAATCTGGCTGTAATCCCTGATGATCTTCCGGACGTACTCCCCGCCCTCTAGGGTAAAATTACGCGCGTCTACTCTCAGGCTTATCCCAAGCGCCCACTCGTCGGGGCGAGCCAAAGTCCTCAAAGAACGGAAATTGCCGCCTCGTTGGGCGGCGTTTCCTTCGGAAATGCGGGATTTCGTCTTTGTCGTCAAAGCGGCTCCGCTGAAATAGCTGGGGTGCTTTTCCCCACTATAGAGCCAATTCCCAAACCACGGAAATCCCAATAGGAAGAGCCGCCCGAAGACGGCTCTTCCTTGGCCCGAACGTCAGTCACCCGAGAAGGTGGCACGACGCCCGTAGTTGTAGCAGCTAAGCCACCTGAGCCTGCTTACCGCTCTTCTTCCGCTCCCGATCCTTGGCCCGAATTTCCTCGGCTTTCTTTTCGGAGATTTCACGAACGTTCCTGCGCTTCAGCTCCGCATCAATGTCACCATGCGGCCGATACAGATGCTCTCTGGCAGTGACCTTCTTTTCGGGTTCCCCACGCATGTTGACGCCCCTGCTGATCGAGTCACGATGCCGGACTTCGTTCTTGCGCCGAATTGAAATTACTTCAAGCAAACAACGTCTAACAGTCTCCTTGCGAACGCTTCTCCGCTTGCCGTCAAGAATCTTACTTAGGTTCTCTGTAGCAATTTCAATCCGCCGAGCGAATTCAGCTCTACCTACTCGATTCACGCCCTCGATGAAATACGGAAGAACCTGATGCACTGGGACAAGACCATGCGCAATGTCTCCTCCCCATCTCCACATTTCACAAAGACGGCACCGAGTCCTGAAACCCTGCGAGCCGTGAGGGACACGCCTCGGATAGAAATATTTTTCAGTCAGCGGCAACCACGTTGGCTCATTGTGTGCTGGCCCACGACACAGCCTATGCAATTGTCCGTTAATTTCCTTTATCGGTGGCTTTGGTGGCACCCAGCTTCGCCCCTTTGTGATACACGCTGTTGACCTTCTGCCGAATCGTATTTCCTTTTCCTTGTTCCTGCGCCTTCTGCAAGAAGACTTGCGTACCCTTTGACTTGCCGTAGAACTGAGTGAAATGTTCGTAGGCATGCTGAGCACCCTTCGACTGCTTCGTAATGTCGAAAGGTAATTCAACCCCAAGAGCTATCGCCTGAGCCTTAGTCATCGTTCCTCCACCCGGACAGGGCCAGCCAAACCTCCATCGGTGTCTTCGGCATATCCAAATTCAGCCACGGTCTTGCGTAGCTGCTGAATTTCAGCCAAAAGACGTTGCAATGAATCACGCTCGACTGTAATCCATCGTCCTCCTGAATCTGCTTGACCCTGAAGATCGTCCAGCTCTCCCTGTGTTAAATCATCATTCACCGAAGTTCTCCTTCCAAACTCTGAAATTCCAAAACCAGCACCTTCTTGCGGAGTTGCTTGCAAGACAGCGGGGCAATTTGGATCGTGATTACCGAAAGGATCGGTGCCACAGGTGCAAGCGACGTACTTACGACCCTGCGCGACAGACGCCACGCTCGGGTACTTCACCGGGCACTCGTCCGGATAGCAATCGCACCTGTTGACCGCGCAGTCCTCGCAGTAAGCGTCCATGCGCCCTTCCCACGGGTCAGGGTCGCGCGGCTCGACCGTGCGCCCACAATGACAGGTCGCGGCAGACTCGCCGGGGCGCGGTCGCTTCTCGCACGGGCCGGGATCATTCGCGGGCAGGCCACAGAACACGCAGCAGCCCATCGACTCCATCGTGGACGCATGAGGCATCGCTATAGGCTCGCTCACCACGGCTCCTTAGTCAGACCGAGCCGGTACGCGAGCTTCCATACCCGGTAGTGCTGGATCGTGTGACGCCGCCACCACGGACGACGCCGGTAAGCTACGAAGCGTTCGCTGTTCTTCTTCTGACACGACGTGCAGACCGCAGCGTCGCCAGCACGAGCCCAATGCGCACCGCCATCGCAGCGAGGGCAAGCGGCAGACCGATCAGCTTGCACGCTTCGCCTCGACGTAGGACTTCCAGCCGTCCTCAGCCCGCATCGTCTCCGCGCCAAGCTCTCGGTCGTACCGAAGCAGAAGGCGCTTCGCCAGCCACGCGCCCAGGCGTTCGCGGAGGCCACGCGGTCGCAGAAACTCGGCGCGGGTCGGGCGACCGGGCCACTCCGTCCGCAACTCGCCACGCGGTTGAATGAGCATGGTCGGCTCCTCTCGCTCGGTAGTAGCGGCAATTTCATCGTTACGATCATTTACAGGTGGCAAACTACTCATCTCCTCGATACAGGCTTCGGATGTAATTGAGCTTTGTAAACCATGCGGCCACGATACACCTGACCCTTCCGCTCGACAACATCATCGGTCACTTCCCATTGCCCAAGGTTAACGCCTGAAACTTCCATGACCTTTGTAGCCACAGCGATCAGCTCGTCAACACATTGCTCTCGTGTATGACCAAGACCTTCAAGACGGAAATGTGTAATCACCACGGCCTCGGCATTGCTCGCTTAACTCTCTTCACGTTCTTCCTCGCTTCTGAAATTCTACTTTCCAGAACGTCGTCAATGCGAGCTACTTGTTCTTCTGTCTCCGCTTCGTACCTTGCACGCTCCAACCGTTTGCGAGCGACCCTCAGCTTTATCTCTTCCTGAAACTCAGGGTAGTGGTATTTCATCCAGCCGTAGGTACGACCGACCAACACGCCTAAGAGGAAGATGAAAATGTAGAAGAGGATAGTCACTGAATCGACTCCTTGAACAGATCAAGGACACGCAGGCAAGCCTCAGCTTGTAATTCCGGCGAGTAACTATCTGCGGCTGGGCCTTCAATC